TATTGGCTGCCAAGACATACTATGATTGGGCAATAAAGAATGGCATCGCAAAAGAATTGGCTCGCGCTGTTTTGCCTGAAGGTCTCACTATGTCACGCATGTATATGTCAGGATCACTCCGTTCATGGATCCACTACTGTGAACTTCGTATGGCCAACGGAACGCAGAAGGAACATAGAGAATTAGCTACCCAGTGTTGGAATATCATTACTGAACAATTCCCCTCACTCAAGAACGTATTAGAAAACAATCAATAAAAATTTAGGAGACTACACGTATGTCAGGCAGTAATATGTTACCGACACTATATCAAGAGTTCATTTATAAGAGCCGCTATGCTAAGTGGTTGTGGGATGAAAATCGTCGTGAAAACTGGGATGAAACAGTTGCTCGTTATTTCAACTTCTTTGATGAACATATCAAGGACAATACAGGCTATACTGTTACCAAGGAAGAGCGTAAGCAACTTGAAGATGCTGTATTGAACCTTGAAATCATGCCATCTATGCGTTGCTTGATGACTGCTGGTGAAGCACTCAAGCGTGAGAATGTTTCTGGCTACAATTGCTCTTATGTTGCTGTAGATAATCCTCGTTCATTTGATGAAATTCTTTATGTTCTTATGAATGGCACCGGCGTTGGCTTCTCTGTTGAGTCCAAGTTTGTTGATCAACTGCCTATCGTATCGGATTCATTTCATGATACTGAGACAAACATTGTAGTGGCCGACTCAAAGCTCGGCTGGGCTAAGGCTCTCAAGGAACTAATTCATCTTCTATATGCTGGTCAAGTACCGCGCTGGGATCTATCTAAGGTTCGTCCCGCTGGCGCACCGCTCAAGACATTTGGTGGTCGTGCTTCTGGGCCTGGCCCACTTGAAGACCTATTTAAGTTTACTGTCACAACATTTAAAAAGGCTGCTGGTCGTCGTTTGACCACATTGGAGGCACATGATATCGTTTGTAAGATTGCAGAAATCGTGGTTGTTGGTGGTGTTCGTAGAAGTGCTCTCATTAGCCTTTCTGATTTGTCGGATGACCGTATGCGTGTGGCAAAGTCTGGTGACTGGTGGAAAGAAAATGTACAGAGGGCTCTTGCGAACAACTCTTTCGTCGCTAAGGAAAAGCCTGATGTGGGCATCTTCATGCGTGAGTGGCTTTCCCTCTATGAGTCACGCTCTGGCGAACGCGGCATTTTCAGTAGAGCGGCTTCAAAGAAGCAGGCTGAGAAGTTTGGAAGACGAGATTCGGATCACGATTTCGGCACCAATCCATGTAGTGAAATCATTCTACGTTCCAGAGAATTCTGTAATCTCACAGAGGTTGTCGTTAGAGGAGATGACACCCCAGAAAGTCTCAAACGAAAAGTCAAACTCGCATCTATCCTTGGTACATTCCAATCCACACTTACCAACTTCAAATACCTGAGCAAGAAGTGGGCTGAGAACTGTGCCGAAGAGCGGTTGCTTGGCGTATCATTGACTGGTATTATGGACAATGAGTACACGAACGGTACTGGGGCTAAAGTAATACTTGATGGCGCACTTGAAACAATGTTGGAGGGTCTCCGCGATGAAGCAGTTAAGACTAATAAGCTATGGGCAGCTAAGCTTGGTATTCCTGTATCTGCTGCTATTACTTGCGTCAAGCCTAGCGGCACTGTTTCGCAGTTGGTTGACTCCGCTTCTGGTATTCATGCTCGTCACAGTCCCTATTATATTCGCACTGTACGAGCCGACAAGAAAGACCCACTAGCACTAATGATGAAGGACATGGGGTTCCCTGTTGAAGACGATGTAACAAAGCCTCAGCATACATATGTCTTCTCATTCCCGCAGAAGTCTCCTGATCATGCTGTGTTCCGTAAGGATCTAACTGCTATTGAACAACTTGAACTGTGGCTCACATATCAGCGTCATTGGTGTGAGCATAAGCCTTCTGTGACTGTTTCAGTTAAGGAAGAAGAATGGCCAGAAGTTGGTGCTTGGGTTTACAATCACTTTGATGAAATGTCTGGTGTATCATTCTTGCCATTCTCTGACCATGTTTACAAACAGGCACCTTATACTGATTGTACCAAAGAAGAATACGAAGCATTGGCAGTTAAGATGCCTAAGGAAGTTGACTGGACAAAGTTAGCTACATATGAGAAGCAAGATACAACAACTGGTTCACAGGAATTAGCGTGTGTCGCAGGTGGTTGTGAAATCTAAGGAAAGAAAAATGACTAAAGAAGTAGAAAAGATAAAGTGTAACTTCTGTGAGTCGGAATACAAAGTACTTTATGATTATGAGGCTACGCAGGGCCAACCAAGGTTCTGTTCTTTTTGTGGAGAAGAGTGTTTTGATGACGAAGAAGTGGAACTAGAAAAAGATGATGATTAAGTTGTTTAGATTGTTCTTCACTCCTTATATGGAAGATGACTACGGTTCATACTATCATAGTGGAGTAGGATATACTGGTGTGACTTATAGTCCTGACCAGTATGCAAGAAAGAAGCATAAGGGTGTTGGATATACAGGAGTTTATGATGACTGATTACAGACAAGGTTTCAAGGATGGCTTTGCTTTAGGGCTTGAAGAGGGGAAGAGAAATCAAAATCTCAATCCCGTTCCATTATATCACCTAGATCCCACAAAATCGCCAAGTGTTCTGTTAAAAGAAACTTGCCCAAAGTGCGGCATCACAATTGGTGGTGTGATGGGATATGTGTGCAATAGCATTAACTGTCCAACATTCTATAAGACTTGGACTGGTCCAGCACAGTATAACGATTGGAGTGCTGGTTCTTCTGGTGCTGTAGGTTCTACTGCCATTGACACAGATGTTCCTGGAGCTAACGGTCCTCGCGGTCCAAGTGGACCCATCGACTATTCCATGAGATAACATACATACTCTCGAAAGGGAATTTTGTATGTGGATTTATAACAACAAAGAGATTGGTGATGACGAGATTGAAGGTTATGCTTCATTCGTTTATATCATCACCAATCTTGAAACAGGAAAGAAATATATTGGGAAAAAAATCTTCACATCGATCCAAAGAAAAAAAGTCAAAGGCAAAACGCGAAGAAAAAAAGTCGAAAAAGACAGCGGGTGGAAATCGTATTTTGGATCTAACCTCGTCCTGCTTGGAGATGTTGAGAAACTGGGACAAGATAGATTCCAAAGAGAAATCTTAAAACTCTGTAAGACACGCGGAACAGCTTCTTACTGGGAAGCCAAATACCAAATGCAACATGAGGTATTGGAAAAGCCAGATGAATACTATAACGAATGGATTTTCGTCAAGGTACATAGATCGCACATTAAGACTTAATGTCGCATTGCATTGCAGCATTCGAAACACTATATATTAGTAGACAATCACACAAGACTTGAAAGGAGTCCCTACCATGATCGCATGGGGAAGAGCAGTAATCGGCGCTATGAATGGTTTTAAGGATACAGGAGAAACTGGCCTGACCAGAATGTTCCGAACAGAATATGCAAAAGAGTATCAAATGATGAGAAAAAGCGGATATGAAATTAATGACAACTTTGTGAGAACATTCTTAGACATGAGAAAAAATTAACAATCAACTAAACGGTGTATCTACTACCAAAACCAGCTATGCGCCCAGCGTATGGCTGGTATTCGTTTTTAGGCATTGAAAATCCGGGTTGCCGTCCCCATCTATAGTATATGATGATGACCCACTCCCTCTACCGCAAGTTGTATCGCTTCTTTATTGGACCCATGCGTCCGATGCATAGCAGATATGCATAAAGAACCCTTGAAAAACCGACTTGCCGATCTTACATATAGTATATGACAATGAATGAGGATACCATGAGCTTCGTAGTTTTCGAGACTGCCACCACCCGCTTCGCCGGAAAGAAGGCCAAGTACAATGACCCGATCTTCCCGACCCTGGCTGCGGCCAAGTCTCATATGACCCGCCTGATCAAGTCTGGGAAGTATACCGCCGAGCAGATTGCCGTGGCCGACTACAGCTACTACCATGATGAAATTGAAGCGATTGTAGAGCGTACCAACCTCATGAGCGGGAAGCCGTTCTTTGAGCGTATTAATGTCCCCTACTATTGCTCGCCGTCGAGCGAAACTTACTGGAGCATGTAATGTCAAACCAAGAAATCCGTGATCTGTTTGATTCCAATCCCAACTTGACTGTCTCGCACATTGCGCGCCGCACAGGCAAGTCCACCGCACAGATTGTCAAGATCCTTATGGAGAAGAACTAATATGGAACGCCGCGAATATAACGGTTGGACTAACTATGAAACTTGGCTCGTCAACATGTGGTTCGGCGATGTTTTTGGCGACATGCAAAACGAGGGTGAAGACACCTCGGCCCAGGCTCTGGAAGACTTTGTGACTTCCATGCTTGAAGACCAAGGTCAGCTTCCCGAGACTGGTTTCGCTGCCGACATTATGAATGCCGCAATGCGCCAGGTTGACTGGGACGACCTTGCTTCTCACTATGAGGTTGAAGAGGAAGATGAAGAGCAAGCCGCGTAATCATGTGGCGAAAGCCTTGTGGACACCAAAGTTCCGTCCGCAAGTGGCTAAGGATCCTAAGGTCTACACTCGGAAGGAAAAGCACAAGGTGAAGTATGCGTAAGCCCTATATTACCTATAATGAAATTCCTCAGTTGATGCGCGAATATCTCTTGACTGTGGCCGAAAAGCGCGATATCATGGAGATACCGATTGAAGATATCAATTCCTATCTGGAAGGTCTTCATACGTATTACAGCACACAAAAGGAAGAGTATTCGGAAGGTTGGATTGAGTGATGGTTTCATATTTTTGGGAGTTACAGCCAAACGCTGTTGACATGGAATGGGTTACCATATATACTCCCTACCATAGATACTTTTTGTTCTACGGAAGCAATGAAGCCGTGCTATTCGTGCCCGGTTCTTATCAGGAGATGATGGAAGATTATGGTTAAGTTGAAGGAAAAGATTGTTCTCAAGACCCGCAATAGTTCTTTTGTGGTGTCTACCCTTGAAAATCGTATTGAGCCTGCTGTTGGTAAGGTTCTTTCGGCTGATGACGTTTCAAATCTTTTGCTTGAAGCAAAGGTTCATGGTGCCCTCACTGTAAAGGTTTATTAATGGCACTGCTATATACTAAGACTTCCTCAGGCCGCAAGAAGCCGTCTAAGAAGACCTTGCGTCTCCGTGAAGAGCGTAAGGCATACTTCAAGGTCATTCTAAATGGATCAGCCAAAGAACGGCCGATCAATTTGCCTGAACCATTGCCACGTAAAGAGTTACCGCCTCTCTCAAATGGCGTTGGCAATGGCTTCAAGCGTTCGGTTGAAGACTACAAGTGGAAGCGCGACCGTGAGGAAACTGTTGCTACTGTTAAGGCTATTGAAGAAAAGAAGAAGCGCCTAGCGCCTATCGCAAACAAGACTGGCTATCAGTATATTACTGATGGTGCTGATGTTGAAACTCTTGGAAGGAAAACGTGATGGAAGTTTATGATGGACGGTTTGGATCTTGGGCTGACGTTCAACGTGAGTTTGATATGGACTTGCCTGAGCCTGATGATGTAATATATGCCGAGTACGATACTCCTGGTTACGAAGGTTACGCCAATGTAATCTATCGCAACGGTGATCGCTATTACTGGGCGTATGGTTCCCACTGCTCTTGCTACGGGCTTGAGAATCAGTGGAATCCTGAAGAGTATGATGCGCGACAACTGGTCGAGGTGCTTGGTCGTGGCAATCACTGGCGCTTAAATGAAAGCGGCCGTGAAGTACAAAACTACATAATGGATGCCGTGCTGGCTTACCCTGGCAACGGTCAGTTTGGAGGACATGCGTAATGAAAAAGTATACTGTTAGTTATAACATCGGTAATCACTGGTATCAATCTGAGGTCTTTACATCCAGTTCGGCATCTGCTATTCTGTGGGCAGAGACAATTGGCGGATCTAATCCGATGGTTGTGAAGCAAGAGGAAGTATAGTGAAATTCGGTATCTTTTCAGACCTACATTTAGAGTTTGCGCCGTGGGAACTTACGGTCGATCCTGATGTATTTTATCTTAATGCTGGCGACACGCATCCTGATGTTCAACTTCGGGATGCTTTTCATTTTCAGTTCAAGAATAAAGTCTTTTTTATTAAGGGCAATCACGACTACTACGGCCACTCATTTAGGGATGCTGATTTAGATTTTCCAGAAACACTTGATATTGAAGGTATCAAGATCGCTGGTGCTACTCTTTGGACTGATATCTCTCCTGTTCGCTGGTGGGATTTCAAGGAGTACATGATGGACAATCGTTATATCAAAGGCATGAACTATGACCGATATATGAAGGCTCACGAAACACACAAGCATTATCTGTTCAATTCTGGTGCTGATATCTGGGTCATTCACCACTTGCCGTCATTCCAATCGGTACATGAAGATTATCGCAATTCAGGCGGCAATGACTTCTTTGCTACGGAACTGGCACCGAAGATTCTAGAAATGAAGAAGCCGCCGAAGTTGATCGTTCACGGCCATACTCATAGGGCGTGTGATTATATGATTGGTCCGACTCGCGTGATTTGTCATCCGCGTGGATACCCGAATGAGAATGTATGGTTTCAAGACTATCAACCGTTGATTGTGGAGATATAAATGAAGATCGTGATCTACTCAAAGCCCAACTGCCCTTGGTGTGTGAAGGCTAAAGAACTGTTGAACAAACTCCATTTGAGTTATGACGAGTTTATTGTTGAAGTGGACTACACACGGGATGAACTTCGGGAACTTATTGGTGACCATCTGCCGCTAACTGTTCCGCAAATCTTCATTAACAACAGGCGCATTGGCGGCTATGAAGACTTAGTAGAATGGTGTGATAATCATGGAATGGGTCATGCCTAATGAGTTAAATAAAAAAGTTGGCGATGCAACTGATAAGTTTTTGGATCGCCGTGCATTGATTTTCATCGAAGAAGCCATTGCTCATTATAATGGAAGACACGGTGTAAAAAAGACTAGACAATACCTACAGTATATGCTAGACTATCTTGAAGAGTTTGAAACAGAGGAAACAAAAGATGTATAATGTGACTTTACAGAACCATGTTGCTTTGAACCACGAACAGGCTGGTAGTCTTGTTGCTCAGGTTCTAAAGGAAGACTTTGAGTTTATCTCTAAGGAAGTTGCCGAACTTATTCACAAGCGCGATAAGTTGGAACGCCATCAAATGGAAGACCTTTCCAATAATGTTGAAATGCGCGACGCTATGAAGTCGCTGCTGCGTTACTATCTCACTCATAACGATTACACCGAGTTTATGGAACTCCAGAGGGTCTATGGCAATGTTGAATAAGGCCGAACTCAAGGAACATCTTTCCAGACATGTTGCTGAAATCACTTTCAATAAGGTTGATGGTTCAGTCCGAAAGATGAATTGTACGCTAATGACCGATCATCTTCCTCATGTCATTTCTGAGGAACAGGCCGCTCATGTGCCGCGAGTCCAGACAGACGAGGTTTTGGCCGTCTGGGATCTTGATAAGCAGGGTTGGCGGTCATTTCGTCTCGACTCAATAACAAATGTCAACTATATAGGAGTGAATAGAGTATAATGCCACACCCACATAAGAATAGGCCTCGTAAGGGTCGCCGTAAGATTGGTTCCGCAAAGAGAAAGTCTCGTAACAAGAGGAAGTAACATTATGGGTAAAAAGAGCAGGGCCGAGCGCCGTCATCACCATGATCGTATGATTGATAAAGTCAAAAACTTCTACTGGCTCCAAGCTGATAAATATTGGGGAACAGAGGAATCAAGACAGAAGCACATACGCAAGATGGCCGAGACGCGCCAACCCTGCTCTTGCCATATGTGCGGTAATCCACGCAGAATGTTTAAGGAAAAGACTATGCAAGAAAAGAGATTTGATGAGTATGAAAATGATTAATAATGTCTGCTGATAATGGAATTTATATTCTAACAACTGCTGGCCCAGAATACCGAGTTGCGTACCTCATGGCTATTGACAACATTTATGGATTGTTTTCCGACGAGTCATATCAGTGGCAAGGTGACCCTGATGTGATGTATAGTTATTTCCATGATGCAAAATTGTTTTCCGATTTAGAGGAAGCACTTGACTTTGCGGCCGTTTTGTCGTATGATTATGACTATCTTGAAGACGGGATATGCGTTATTACCGATTTCAAGGATTGGGATTTTAACAGTCTAGGAAAGAATTATGGCAAAGAAGCAAAAGGCAATTCGAGGTAAGTTTTCCGATGAAAAGTATCTCGGCACTGAACCCGACCTTCGCGGCGATGTTACAAATGTTCAAGTCATAAACGCCTACAACTGGTACAACTATTTTTATGATGGCGACCAAGCTAAGTCTTGGATCATTGAATATTTGAAAGAGTTTTATAAAACAGAAAAGGAACTGATTAAAAATGTCAACAGAATTGATGCTAATTATTGCCGCACTAGCGGTTGGAATTGTCGCATACTACTTTTGGGTGGCGACCTCCCACAAGACCTCCAAGACAGAAACATTGCCCGAATCAAAGCCCTTGCCTCCCGAGCCGACATTGGATGCAGCACCAGCTCCAGCGGCAATGAAGGAACCGGTAAAGAAGAAGGCTCCGCCAAAGAAGTCTCGCGCGAAGAAGTAAATGCAAATTCGCGCGGTGCTTCTCATGTTTCTATTGCTGGCGGCAACGCTGGCTCTAGCGACATGGCAACTGAACTCGCTACC